TTTGGAAATGGTATACCTCAACTCTATACACTCGATTAATGCCAGGAGGTGCGATTATTATCATACTCACTCGATGGCATGAGGATGATTTGGCAGGGCGATTACTTGAGGATATGGATAACGGCGGTGATCAATGGGATGTCGTCAACCTGCAGGCCATCACTAATGAAGGCACTAAGCACGAATCAGCTTTATGGCCTGAATGGTTTCCATTGGATGTACTCAAACAAACTAAACGAGTTATAGGTATTAGGGATTGGTCGGCACTGTATCAGCAAGAGCCTAAGCCCATAGAGGGAACTTTCTTTAAACGTGAATGGTTTAACCGGTTTACTCTAAGCGAAGAGCCAACACATTTAAATAAATATCTTTCTAGTGATTACGCGGTAACAGACGAAGACACTGCTGATTTTACTGAATTTGGCATGTTTGGAATCGATTCAGATAGTAATTTATGGATTGTTGATTGGTGGTATGGACAAGAAACAACAGATGTTTGGATCGAGGCGCAATTGGACCTAGAGAAAGAGCATAGGCCGTTTTGCAGCTTTGGTGAGTCAGGCGTCATTAAGAGAGCTATTGCACCATTTCTTACGAAGCGCAGACAAAAGCGTAAAATATATTCTAGACAAGAGTGGATCACTAGAACTGGAAGTAAATCAGCGATGGCTCGGGCATTCCAGGGCATGGCAGCTAGCGGGAAAGTTAACATACCCCATGGCGATTGGGGGGATCGATTGATTAATCAGTTGTGCGAATTCCCAGCGGCTAAACATGATGATGCTGTAGATGTTTGTGCGTTGATAGGGTTGGCGCTGGATAATGAGCACGAAGCTATTGTGCCTCCCGTTGCTAGGGAAAAACCGAAGGACTCGTGGAGTCGTAAGAAAAAAGGATCATCATGGCGGACATCTTAGACTACAAAAACGACTTTAGTTATTGGGATAATGTAACCAATGTTGCTAGGTCTCTGGCTCGACGTGATCGGGATTACAAAGACGGCAAACAGTGGACTGACGAAGAGGCCGCTAAGCTCGAGGCTCGTGGTCAAGCTGCTATTGTAGTAAATCGTATCGGTCCTAAAATTGATTTTATGGTCGGTATTGAGCGTACTACTCGACAAGATCCTAAAGCCTGGCCTAGAACGCCCAATCATGACGAGGCAGCTAATGCCGTAAGTGATGCTCTTAGGTACGTAAATGACAATGTCTCACTAGATGCCACTGCTAGCGATTGCGTTGAAGACCTATTTGTCGAGGGCATTGAAGGCGCAATAATTGAATGGATTGATGAAGAAATTTCAGTTACTCGCATTCCATATGACAGAGGTTACGCTGATCCACACTCGACCCGAAGAGATTTTAGCGACGCCACATACAAAGGGCTATTTGTCTGGATGTACCAGGACAAAGCCGAGCGGGTTTTCGATAAGAAAAAAGATGAGATTGAGTTGGCTTTTACTAATGCCTCTCAAGATGAGGGCCTTGCCGACAAGCCTATTAATTGGGTTGACGTTAAGAAAAAGCGACTAAAAGTCTGCCAACACTATTTTCTAAAAGATGGTGTTTGGCATGTGGTGTATTTTTCCGGCGACTTGATATTGCTGGAAGAAAAAGAAAGTCCATATCAAGACGAGGATGGTAAACCTATCTGTCCGATTGAGTTTCGCCATGCGTATATTGATCGAGATGGCAATAGGTATGGTTGGGTGCGCCAGTTAATCGACTTACAAGATGAAATTAACCACAGGCGTTCCAAAGCGCTTTACCTGCTATCAAGACGTCAGGTTATTATGGAGCGTGGAGCTGTTGACGATGTTGACCACGCACGCGATGAGTTAACTAAGGGTGATGGCGTTATTGAGATCACTCCTGGTATGACGTTTGATGTTGATGCCGGTAACGACCTAGCGGCAGGTCAGGCCCAATTACTCCAGGAAGCTAAAAATGAGATCGATCAAATAGCGAACCGCTCGCAAGTAGCTTCAGACTCTTCTGGTCGCTCTAGGTTAATGGCTGATAGCAAAGATTTGATCGAAGTCGGGCCATTATTTGACACTCACCGAGACTTTAAGCGGGCAATCTATAGGCAAATGTGGCTTAGAATTAAACAGTTTTGGGATTCGGAAAAGTGGATAAGGGTTACGGATAGTGAGGAAAACCTTAAGTTTGTGGGGTTAAATCAGCAAGTAACGGTCGCTCAGCAATTGCAAGAAATGGTCGAAAATGGGTCGGAAGAGGCTCAAATTATGCTAAATGAGCTCACTCAGGCTCAAGATCCAAGGTTAAACGCTGTTGTGGGCACAAAGAACGAACTGGCGAAACTTGATCTAGATGTTACAATTGGTGAAGTAATAGACGCTGCGAACGTGCAACAAGAGCAGTTTGAGATGCTAGTTCAACTGGCCACTACTTACGGTCCACAGGCAGTACCATTCAAGACTGTTATTGAGATGAGCCAGCTGCGTAACAAGCGTGAGCTGATTGATGCCCTGGAAGGCGGTAACGATCAAGAATCTCAAATGCAACAGCAGATAGCTATGAAACAGATGGAAATGCAGATGGCTAGAATGCAGGCTGAAATTGATAAAATGACAGCAGATAGCCAGAACAAGCAGGCGGATACACGTAAGAAGATTTCAGAGACTGAATTAACTGATCAACGAGCGATACAGACAGCAGTGGAAACACAAGTATTAGCTAATCGCCCTGTGGATAGTGTTTCAGTCAACACGTGATGACAACGCAAGGTCAATAAGGGGACGACTCCCTTGGAAGGTCGTTTAACGATGCCGGTTCGCGGGCAACAAGAGGAAAAGCTATTGGATGATTTGGAGAGTATTTTAAGTGGGTCTGAAGTTGAAGCTACGGAAGAAGTAACCGAAGAGCCAACACCAGAACCAACGGGCGAAGCTGAACAGACTGAGGAGCCTAAAGAGGAACCTAGTAAGCAGCAAGAAGAGGATTCGACGCCGGAACCAAAAACGCAGGATGAAGGCCAATGGCGCTATGAAGCGTATAAAGACGAAAAGCGTAAGAGACAAAGTCTTGAAAAGGAGCTAGAAGAGCTTAGGCAGCAGATGTCCGGTAAGGAGGAGTCACAAAAAGCCCCCGATGTTCTGGATGATCAGGAAGCCTATACAAACTACATTAACAGCAGCATTCAGCAAGCGACATTCACAAATCGAACAGAGATGTCTAAGTTCCATGCTGATAGAGAATTCGGTGCTGATGTAGTGATGCAGAAACTAGACGATTTCAAGGAATTGGTAGCTAAAGACAATACTCTGAATAACGAGGTTTTAAATTCACCCTCTCCCTACTACACCATGATTGAAATCGTTGATAAAGCTCAGAAGTTCGAAGAGCTGCAAAACGTGGATCAATTAGAGGCAAAGATAAGGGCAGAGATTGAAGAGAAAGTCCGCAAAGAGATCGAGTCCGAGGTTAACGAGAAAAAGTCTAAGCGTGAGTCGGTTACGCCATCGTTAAACAGTAGTGCTAGCGTTAAAGGGTCGCCAGAGGGTGACGCAAACGACCTGAAAAGTATTTTAGGACGCTAGCCTGATTAGGAGTCATTAAAATGGCAGATACAAGTATTAACAGCAATAACCGTGAGAAGAAATTTCTCGCGGACTTCTTCGCAGAATATGTGCGAGATAATATGTTTAGTCCCTATACTGGGACTGATTCCAACAACCCTATCGTAATTAAAGAAGGCAAGAAGCAAGTTTCTATTCCTTTGATCGCCAAAATGTCAGGTAGCGGTGTTTCCGGTAGCCAAACATTAGATGGCAATGAAGAAGATCTTGATGATTACGATTACGTTCTAACCCCTACTTACTACCGCAATGCTTTCAGAGTATCGAAAGAAGAGCGTGATAAGCCCGCTTTCGATATCATGAGCGCTGGGCGTGAAATGTGTATGTCTTGGGGTATGGAAAAAGTTCGTGATGATATTATCAAGGAAGCTCTTGGCTCTCTTGGTGATGGCGCCGGGACTACTGTAACCGTTGCTAACACTACAACAGATATCAACACTACTGCTGACACTTGGCTAACTAATAACGCCGACCGTGTTTTGTATGGTAATGACACTGCCCACATATCAGCAGGTGACCATAGTGACTCTTTGGGTAATATTGAGGTGGCTAACGACAAACTAACTGGCGACACTATACGTTTAGCTAGAAAGATTGCCCGAACAGCTAACCCTATTATCAGGCCTATTAGAGTGCCTGGCGGTCGTGAGACTTACGTTCTTTTCTGTGGCACTAACGCATTTATCGATTTGCAGGAAGACTTGGAGACTTTGCACTCTAATGCTGGAATGCGGGGCGAAGGTAACCCACTATTCCGTCCAGGTGACTTAATCTGGGATAACGTTGTAGTTCGTGAAGTACCTGAGATCTCTACTTTACTTGCTGATAGTACTTACTATGCAACAGCTGGTGATTCATCCTCTAAGGTGGAGCCTGCTTTCTTGTGTGGTGCTCAAGCAGTCGGTTATGGCCTTGGTCAACGTCCTGATTTAATTGTAGACCGTGAAAAAGACTATAAATTTAAGCCAGGTGTCGCAGTAGAGCTTAAGCATGATATAGAT